GTGGAGGGGTTATGACTATAAAGTATATATTACCTTTGCTGTCATACATTTTGTTGATTGCTGTTTGTGACGGGTTTTCAATAGGTGAATTTTGGACTTTCCCAATTGCTTTTACATTAGGGTCTACGACTTGTCTTTATTGGGTTCTTTTGAGTGAAGATTAATGAGCAAAGAAGCTGAAATATACCTCCTATCCTGCTGTTTTCAAAAGCCTGAGATAGTCAGAGAGCTAGACTTAACAAGTGATGACTTTTCTTTAGAGAATAGGGCTTTGTATATCGGGCTAGAGACTTTGAGGGATGCTGATAAGTTAGACGTAAGCGAGCTGATGGACTTTTACGATAAACAAGGAAGGTTTGATGATTACAGGTCAATAGCAGCAACATTCGCGAATACAGAACACGCCCAAGAGTATGCTAAGAATATCAAGCGAGACTCTAATAGCGCGGCACTGGCTAGAAAGGGGCAGGAGATTATAGAGATAGCATCTGGATATGGGGATTTTTCGGATAAGCTGGAAAGCTCTTTGAGTTTGTTTGATGACCTAAAAGTTGAAGGAGTTAGTAATGTCGTAACATCAGATTCTCTCGCTGTTGAGTACATGGAGCATCTAGAGAAAACCATGAACATGGATGGGATAGACGGATTGAGCACAGGGTTTGAGCTGATAGATGATAGGCTGCAAGGATTAAAACCTGGAGAACTGATTATTGTGGCTGGAAGAAGCGGTATGGGCAAGAGTACATACGCACTTAATATCGCATGTCACGCTGCTCAGAGCATCCCCGTGGTGTTCTTTAGCCTTGAAATGCCTGCTAAACAGTTAGCACAGAAAAGCGTTGCTAGTCTTGGGGGTGTTGATGTTAATTGGCTAAAGGGTGGTATGAGAACCGACCCATCTCAATGGGGTCTAACAAACGAGGGAATGAGCAAATTCAGAGACTTGAATTTAATAATTGATGATAGCAGTAGCCAGACGGCTCAGAGTATCGCGATAGCTTGCAAGAAAATACCAGATGTGGGACTGGTTATTGTTGACCATATCCAGTTAATGAGCGGAGTTGGAAACACGAGAGCGGAGCAGATTGGATCGAACTCTAGATCACTAAAGAAGCTATCTAAAGACTTGAACTGCCCTGTTATAGCTCTATCTCAGTTAAATAGAGGTGTTGAGAGTAGAGCAAACCGAAGGCCGCTAATGAGCGATTTGAAAGAGAGTGGAGATTTGGAGGCTGATAGTGATATTGTTCAGCTCGTCTACCGAGATGAATATTACTACCCTGATTATCCATTTAATCGCGGCTACGCAGAAATAAACACTGCAAAGTTTAGAGATGGTGAGGTGGGAATGGACATACTTGCTACTGATTTAGCCAAGTCTAAATTCAAAGATGTAACAACCTTTAGTTACCAACCTTATTCAGAGGAAAAGAAAAGTAATGGCTTTTCAGGGTGATTGAGTTATAATGTTTTGCGTATCTAGTTTTAGCGGGCGAAAAGGTGGCCTCAGTACCCACCCTGATACGCATCTTTTAGTACTGCGACCTTTACTGGAGGTTATATGAAAACAAAAACCTGCGCAGACTGTAAGCAAGAAAAAGAAGTTTCATTATTTTATACCGCCAAGGATAAGAAGAGCGGTTATGCTTCTCATTGCAAAGAATGCACATCTAGAAGACGTAGAGCGTTAAGAGACAAAAGACTTTTGGAGGGGTTTGATACTCCCGAACAAAAGCATTGTTACTCATGCGGAGAGACTAAATCAAAAGACTGTTTTGCTATTGCTTCTTATTCGGCTGATGGCCTTAGAAGCGTTTGCAAAACGTGCGATGTTGAAAAAGCAACAAATTACAGAAAAACCGAAAAGGGTAGGGAATATGTTAAAAGAAAAAGCAAGCTATATCACGGTAACGAAAAAAACAAAAAGAAAATAAAAGCCAAGCAGTTGATAGGCTCGGCAGTTCGTAGGGGTGATATTATTAGACCTGATAATTGCTCTGAGTGTGATTCCAGTGTTAGGGTTGAATTTCACCACGATGATTATGATAAACCTTTAGAGGTTAGGGCTTTATGTAAAAAATGCCATATGCAATGGCACAAAGAAAACGGGGAGGGGTTAAACGCATGAAACAAATAAACCTAATAGAGCAAAGCGAAGCACAGATAAGGCAAAAGTTTGTTCCTACTGAGAAAAACAAAGCTTTAATGCTCGAGTGTTTTGAGCATTGTTATAAGTTGGGGCTGGTTAATCAAGAGACGATAAATAGAGTGAGGAGTAATACAAATGAAATCTAATACAGCAATAAATTGGAAAATGCTAGAAAATATCAAGAATGATGTGAGTTTGGATGAATGGGTGGAAGAGATTAATCAAATAAGATTAAAGCTTCACGAGATGTCGCCTTTTAAGTCTGAGCCTGTTGATTTTACTTTATGGATAAAAAACGAAAGCGTTTATGCAAATGATTATAACCCTAATAGTGTAGCTCCACCTGAGATGGAGCTTTTAAGACATTCAATAGCTAGTGATGGATATACTCAGCCAATCGTAACAATGCCAGACGATGATGATAAGCGAGAGGTTATTGATGGTTTCCATCGAAACAGGGTGGGAAAAGAGTGCGAGGATATTCAAGAGCGTGTACATGGATATTTGCCAGTAGTGACTATTAACGAGGATAGAGAGGGAAAGAATGACCGAATGGCGTCTACAATTCGCCATAATAGAGCCAGAGGGAAGCACAAAGTTGAGGCGATGTCTGATATTGTTTTAGATTTAAAGAGAAGAAATTGGTCTCCTAAAAAAATAGCAAAAGAGCTTGGTATGGAGCAGGACGAGGTTTTAAGGCTTGCTCAAATAACAGGTCTGGCTGAAATGTTTGCTGATTCTGGTTTTTCCGAGGCTTGGAAAGCGGATGTTTTAACTGAGTCAGAGTTTGAGGGTGATTGTGAAGCGCTCGATTAAAAGAGTTTACCACCCATATTGGGAGTGGGAAGAGATTGATTACAATATGTGGGGAACTGTGGATAACAGAAAGGCTTATTTAAAAAAAGCTATTGAGTTTACAGGTGACCATAAAAAATATGGCAGATTTATGCTAAAAGTTGTTGAAAAATGGAAAAAATCTTGCGAGCATAATCTTTCGAATAAAACGCAAAATAGAAAGGCGTGGATTGGACATGCTGCTTGCGCCTTAGCTTTAGGCTGTCCAGAAGATATAACCAGAGAGGCGTGGCGATACCTAAGCAAAGAACAGCAAGACAAAGCAAACAGAGAGGCAGAAAAAGCAATAGAATACTGGGAGGAATCACAATGCCAAAATTAGGTCTTGGAATAAATGTATATGAGGCGGCAGTTGAGCGCATCGAGTGGGTTTTTGATAATTTTGAGAAAGTTTATCTATCCTTTTCAGCGGGAAAAGATTCAACGGTAATGATGCACTTGGCTTGCATAGAAGCCAGAAAAAGAAAAAGAAAAATAGCAATCATGCTTGTTGATTTGGAGGGACAGTATAAGCTAACTATTGAGCATGCTGAAAGGATGTTTAAAGAGTACGAAGATTGTATAGAGCTTCATTGGGTTTGCTTACCTATCTCATTGAGAAACGCTGTTAGTGTTTACGACCCAAAATGGGTTTGCTGGGATAAGGCTGAGCAAGAAAATTGGATTAGACCTTTACCCGAAAACGCTATAAGTGATGAGTCTTATTTTGATTTTTTTGAACACGGTATGGAGTTTGAGGAGTTTGTCCCCCTGTTTGGCGAGTGGTATGCAGAAGGTAAATCCTGTGCATGTCTAGTCGGAATCAGAACAGATGAAAGCTTGAACCGATTTAGAACTATTGCTAGCACCTCTAAAACAATGATTGAGGATAAGCAGTGGACTACAAAAGTTACAGACAATGTTTTTAATATATACCCTGTGTACGATTGGCGAACTTCTGATTTATGGCATTACCACGCAATCAATCCTGAGCTAAGCCATAATCACCTTTATGATTATATGCATAAAGCTGGAGTTCCTTTGGGGCATATGCGAATTTGCCAGCCATATGGCGATGACCAAAGAAGAGGGCTTTGGCTGTTTCACTTAATCGAGCCTGAGACTTGGGCAAAGGTTGTAACAAGGGTTAATGGTGCTAACTCTGGAGCTTTATACGTCCAAGATAGCGGAAACATAAACGGCTATCATAAAATTAGTAAGCCGGAAGGTCATACATGGGAGAGCTTTGCTAAATTA